CATAACGGCTCTATGACCGATTCCGAGGTGGTTAATGCCTTGGCCGGTCCTACAGGCACGTACCGAGGAGTTAAAGCTTTCTCCCCAGAAACGGTTGACATAGATATTGTCGCGATTCCTGGAGTACACGTTCAGGACGTACAGTCGGCTGCAATTACAGCAGCCGAATCTAAAGGAAAGTTCCTCTATGTCACCTCCCCTCCTGAGGGTTTATCCCCACAAGAAGCGGTTGACTGGCATAATGGAAATTACCCAGGGAGAACTGTTTCAATGAACAGCTCCTATGCTGCCTTGTACTATCCTCACTGTAAATTCTTTAATACCTTTACAGGGGTAGACCAGTACATGGACCCTGCTGTCTTCGCAATCAAGGCTATGTCCAAAGCGGACAACGTCGCTGAGGTGTGGAACGCTACAGCTGGGGTTACAAGAGGAAAAATCTCCCCTACGGTAAAGGAAGTTGAAAAAGACTTGAACCAAGGAGACCGTGATTATGTTTACGGGGGAGGAAACGCTCTGAATCCGATTATTAATTTCAAGAGACATGGAATCTGTATTTGGGGTCAGAGAACAACACAACGACTCGCGACTGCCTTGGACCGGATTAACGTCCGTCGTCTAGCTATCGCGATCAGGCAGAAAGTTCAAGACTTAGGTATGCCCTTTGTGTTTGAACCAAACGACCCAATCACATGGTCCTTGATTGTAGGAGAGATAACTCCTATGCTGGAAGATATCCAAGGTAAACGAGGTATCCGCTCCTTCAGGGTGTTCTGTGATGAAACCACAAACACACCTCTAAGGGTTGACAGAGGTGAATTGTGGGTTAAGATTGAGGTTGTTCCAACAAAGGCTGCCGAAGCGCTCATTTTTGAGATTAACGTCTTAGGTCAAGAAGAAGCCTAAATAATATAGAACAGAAAAATGGCATTTAGCAACAACAAAATTACTAACGAATACTTCGACCAGTTCAGAGAGGGCGGTGACGAGCGTTTGAATACTTTATCCCAACAGTACGATTCACTTAGAACGTATAGTTGGTTGGTATCTATCGAAGGGTTGGGTATTAGTGAAGAAGGGGATAGCCCAAGGGACCAAACTAATGCTCTCACTCTAGCCTGTAAGCAAATCGGAGCCATTGGGTTTTCAGTAGAAGATATTGCCGTTGACCGTGTTAACGATAAGTACTACTACCCTGGAAAGTACTCCGCAGATGAAACCACGTTCACGTTTGATAACTTGATTACTGGTAAAGCAGCGGCTGCACTTTTTGCTTGGATTTCCGAAACTTACGACCCTCGGACAGGAAAGCTAGGAACCTCCGATATGAAGCGTAAGATTGTTATTACGCAACTAGACGCAGACCACACCCCAAAGATGACCATTACTCTGTACGGCGCATATGCTAAGTTTTACCGCTTGGCTGAGCTAAACTACAGCACTAATGATTTTCACACAATTGAGGTTGGGGTACGCTATGATTTCGCTGTCCAGGAGAAAATATAAAAAAACCTCTATTTTTTATTAAACTATTTTACAGACCTCTTTATAATGATATATAAAGGGGTCTTATTTTTATTATGAAACTTAACAGCAGTTCACTTAACATTTTCGAAACATATCTGGACACAGTCCTTTCGGAAGCTGGCACATCGGGAAAACACAACCGGTGGTTCTACGGCGCCGAACAGGGGTCTATAGATACCCTGGCAACGTTTGCTAGAACACCAGATGGGCTTAATACACCAGAATCGGCAAAGCAAAAAACCGCAAATGGCGCCGCTTGGAGGGACTACGCAACTGACCAAGGTGGGGAACAGGGAGGGGAGCACAAAGTTTACTGGGTAAGCCTTTCAGGTCCACAAAGTGCAAGCGCGAGCACGTTGTTAGCTGCTATTGCAAAATGGAAGCCTGAAGAGGAGCCCGACGCTGAACAGTTTAAGAAAGAGGGAGAGGCGTTGCCTGCTCAGCAGGAATTCGACGCGGAACAGCAAGCACTCGCGGAGGAAGAAGCTGAAGTACAACAGGAGAGGCAAACTGACCGCCAAACAGACCCAGAAACTGTAGAAAAGGTGGCTAACATTTTAGCTGAGCGGTTAGAGTTAGACCCAAATAAAGCACGTGAGATGGCAGAGACTCTTGACGCTAATTGTAAAAAACCTACTGACCACAAGTTTGCAAAAGATTATAGAGCTCTCCTAGCCTATACCAGAACAGATGAGCACAAATTTGGACTTCCAGGAGAAGCCAACGCGGAAATGATGGATGCTTTTGTCGACCTGCTTGAAATTACGAAACATATTAAGCGAGACTCAGAAGGTGAGTATGTGTTAGAGGAAGATTTGACAGAACGACAAAAAGATATCCTAACAAGTGTTAGAGCAAGAGGGCAAAAAGGTCAGAACGGGGTCTACGTAGGGTATGACGGCGATAGAGCCCATAAAGTTTTTCCAAATATATCCCAAGCCCTCGTCGATATCCAAACTTCTTTGACTGGGCAAGCCTCTGAAGAAGCTAAGGAAGCTGCTGATATTGCTTCCCCGGACCTTTTCAAATATGGTGTATCTGTTAGGGGTTCAGAGCCTATTGGTGAGGCATTAGGAGGGGTAAAGATTAGGAAAAAGGATGGAAGCGAGGAGTTAATGTTAAATCTTACCTCTGCGGCAAAAACAACTGCCTCTAATAAATCCATAGGGGAGTTTACCGAGAAGTCCTGGGTTGGCATGGTTAATTTTATGACAACAGGTGCTGACGATGGAACCTTACAAGAGGGGATTCAATCCTTTGCTAAACACTGCCAACTTATGGCTCAAGTTGCAGCCTCTAACCCTGACAAACTCCGGAAACAGCTCCCGGATGTCCCCTTTACCGCACAGGAGGAAGCCGAGCTTGAGTGGTTTGATAGAGCCAATGATTTTTACAACACCCATGGACAGCCAAATGAGCTCGTTAAGGCTGTTTTTATGCAGAATGCAATGAACCTAGCAAGAGTATTTCACCACGCTCAGGTGGCTCCTATAAGCGCCAGAGAACCGGATGGGAACGAGCCTCGCGGAAACGACTTAAAGTTTGGAGTTAAACGAGATATTGTGTTTGATTTCGCAAACAATAGTGATGCCGTAAAGTTTTGTAAATCATTAGGGTTAGGTTCTGAGTACGCACATGGGACAGAGGTAGACCTTTCTTTAAAACAGCTAACGAAGACAACAGGAAAAGTAAACAACGAAGGCGCAACTCTCCCCGTAGCTTTAGGCCAAAGCACAAACTCATCTAAGCAGCAGCAGTTTGAAGACCATAAGGAAAGTACTTATGATAAAATTCGTAAGATGAATCTGCCAAGTGGACGCAGTGAAAAGCTCGTAACAGCCATGGACAAAGCCCGAGACTGGGACACGGAACAATGGTCTACCATTTTTTCTGCTCTACACCCCAAAAACGGGAAAGTGCAAGGGTCTATGAGCACTCTTTTTAATAGTGTGTTAGATAAAAACTGCCCGCCAACACCTGAAGGGTTGAAAAGACGTGAGGGGTTTAATCAGTTGTGGAAGGATTATAAGGCTTCCATGGATGGTTCTATAAACCCAACTAAAGAATCATGGGTTTTAGCGCAAAAACTATTTGGCGCGTTAAAACATCATAGGTCTGAAACAGACGAGCAATACAGGCATGGTTCTTCCTTGAACGAGACAATGGGGTGCCTAACATCTTCTCACTCAGAAATTCTAATGAGGATGCACCAGGATAAAGTAGCCGCATATGGCGCTGATGGGGCTCTTGCTGATACAGTAGACGCGTGTCAGAATGGTAATTTGGTCTCAAAACCTAATGGAGGATTTTACATCAACGACGACTCAGGAAATCGTATAAGCGAGACTAGTTATGTTGTTGCTGTAGGTTCAAATGGTCAACCTTTTATAAGGCTTCGAGGGGGTTTTGAAGGAAAACGTTTCAATGACGAATCCTATCATGTACCTCCAGATATGAAATCTACTCCATAAAGTTTGTAGTATCCAAAGACAAAAAGTCCGTAAGCTTGTATATGTAGTATTCCTTGTTTACAACCACGACGGTCCCTAGGTTATAAGGTTTACTCGTAATAACGAATGGTTTATGCCTAGTCTTCTTGTAAACTACCAGCCAGTCTTTGTCCGCTTTCTTAGCGTCTCGCCTTGCTTGTTCTATAAATTTGTACAAATCACTTTTCGGTTTGAAGATATCTTCGAAAGTTACGTCGTATCCAGATTTACATTCTAAAATAAACTTGAATTTTTGTGGCGTTATTAGGTCCCCATGGACTTTAATGTGTTGTGGTAGTTCGTGAGTAGTAGCAAAAGCTCCTGACCCTGGTGACCTGCAAAAGTCTTTTGTACCAAACCGAGTGTTGAAAAGCTTCGCTATTTCTCGTTCAAACGCGTTACCCTTTCGACGGCTGTTAACTCTTTTCTTTTTTTTGAAATCGCCGTGGTTCAAAATATCCTTAAGTATATCACCCATAAAGTATAATAGTAACGATGGAAGAAAAGATAATCATTAATCCTGAAAACGTAAAGTGTAAATTAAAAAACACAGGTAGACGAATGAAAATTTATATTAAATTAAATAAAGCAGAAACAGAAGGCTGGAATAACATTAAGAAAGGTTTTGAAGGGTTCCCTGGAACTCAAGAAGAACTTGTAAAGATGATGTTTTTTCGAGGAGTGAATGCCTTCATGGAGGACCTTAAAAATCAAGTGGACGAGCTGTCTGAAGAAGAAAAGGAAAAAATCCTGAAAGAAGTTGATGCCGAGAAAAGCTCTAAGGTTTCCGAAAAGGAAGCAACTGATGAGACAGATAATTAACATTACCTCTGAAAAAGACCTGACTGG